CCGACGCTCAGTGAGCCGCTGGGGCAGCGGCACGTCGGTGTCAGTCTCTCTTCTTGGCCTCGAAGTCCCGCTGCTCTTCGTCCAGTGCCCAGAGCACTTCCCTAACCCAGATCACCACGCCGACGGTGGCGTAGGCGAGTACTCCGCCAAGTAGCAGGAGCAGGGCCAGCCAGTAGTCCGGCTCTGGCACGGCAAGCACGGGAGTGAGTGCAGCCGCCCCGAACGACATCTGGCCTTGTGCGCTGGTGAAGTTGCCGCGACCGACCATGTTCACAGTCAGGTCTTCGGTCAGCCCGGTGGCCTCAAACGACACGATGTAGTTCTGGTACGGGTTGAGGTGGACGGTGGAGGTGGCCCCGTCGAACGCCGACGCCGTGACATCCGCCGAGACCGGCCCGTTGGTCATAAACCACAGGTCGAGCCGCCGGTTGTTGGCGTACTGGTACGGCACGGTCAGCGTGAAGCCCTTCCCCTCGGCACTGGAAGTGACGTAGGAGAGCCCGCCCAAGTAGTAACCGTTCCCCGTGTTGAAGATCGCCACGCCCGGATCGAGCGAGACAGGTGTCGCCGGGGAGACGTACGGAGTGGCAACGAGGGAGTAGTTGATCCAGCCTGCCCCGCTGGTGACGTTGGCCTGAAGAGTGCCGCCGTTCCAGACGGCCCAGTCCTCGTAGGAACTCAGCCGCTGCCGGATGTTCGAGTCGAACGTCTGCGAGGTGCCCGAGATCGTGCTGCCGAACGCCATGTCCGCAAGGAACAGCGAGCACGAGAACGCCACGATGGCCGTGCAGGCGAGAGCGAGAGCGAAGGCGATGGAGCGAAGCATGGGCACCTCGGTGTTGGGAGGGAAGGTGCTCGGTACTGTGCTTATGGCTCACAGGTTTTTTTGCGGATCATGTGTTTTCGGCTTGGATATCGAGGCCCGTGGACGCTTGACCACCGCGCTATGCTGGGCGACGTTAGTTCATCCCAACCCCGAGGAGGTCTCTCGATGATTCGTGCAGAGGTTTTCGGAAACGCTGGCGGTGTCCCTGAACTCAAGATGAGCAAGGCGGGCAAGCCAATGTGTCGCTTCTCGGTCGCCTCGACCAAGAAGCAGGAGGGCAAGGAGCCCATCACGTCGTGGATCGCGGTGCTGTGCTTCGGCGAGATGGCCGAACTCGTCTCCGAGAAGGTCGGCAAGGGCGACCGGGTGATCGTCACCGGCACCCTGACCGTGGAAAAGTACAACGACAAGGACGGCGTCGAGCGGACGTCGGTCGTGATGATGGCTGACGAGATCGGCATCTCCCTGCGGTGGCCGAAGCGTGGCGAGGGCAGTGGCCCGAAGTCCGAGTCGGACGATTCGTGGTCGGGATTCTGAGCCCAAGGATGGGTGTTGGGGCGTGGCCCGCCGGGTGCCCAAGACCGGCGGGCCACGTTTCCCGTTCGCGAGTCGCGAACAGCGGACATCCCTTTCGCAAAAGGAGTTGCGATGCCAATCGACCGTGAGGCGATTGCCGAGATTGACCCGGACGTCCTTCTCGCCGACGGCTGGGACGACGCCTTCCTTGGCATCACAGCCAACCACCACCACGAGACCTGCGCTGTCTACGACTACGACAAGATCATCGAGATCATGGTCGTTCGCGACGGGATGAGCCACGAAGATGCAGACGAGTTCGCCCAGTTCAACATCGTCGGCGCCTACGTCGGAGAGCGAACCCCGATCTACGTCCGACGAGTTGGCGTCGCTGAAGCAGCAGAACCAGAAACTCCGGCTGGAGATCGAGCGGCTGCGGAACCAGTTGATCAGCGCTGGGTGGCCCGTGGACTGATCCGCACTGACGAGGGAGAGGAAGCATGAGCACCCCAGAGTTCCAGTGGGCGACGGCGTGGCTGGTCTTTGCGACCTACTTCCTGATCGACGTCCTCTACGCCCGTTTCTACATCGAGGTCAGCAAGAAGCGGGCCTTCCGAGCGGCCATGCTCTCCTGCATTCTCTACGCCCTTCTGGCCTACGGGGTGATCTCCTACAGCCGCAACACGCTCTACCTCGTGCCGCTGGTCAGCGGCGCGTTCTTGGGCACCTACGTCACCGTGAGGTTCCAGCGATGAGCGACATCGTCTCCCGACTCCGCACTTGGGTTCACGGCCGCGACGCCTCGCCCGTCGGCGACCTCTTGGATGAGGCGGCTGACGAGATCGAGGGCATCCGAGCCGACTGGCCCGAGCAACTAAAGTCCTTGGTGAAGGAGCGTGACTACTGGATGCGCACCGCAAGGGCGTTCGACGAGCACCTCGCCACGCTTCGGGTCGCGATGATGGAACACCCCACCGTGCGATTTGGTGCAGTAGAGAGCCGCGAAACGGTGCAGTGCCCGTACGTCGTAGGCAAGACAACTCAGTACTGCTCCCTGACGCCGTTCACGCTCACCGACGAGGAGCGTGAGGCCATCAAGCAGGCGATCCACATCGTTGACTGGCAGCAGGCGTACTTCTCGCACGCGGGTCTTGGTCAGCCGCTGCCGTCAGCCACGCTCCGCTCACTGCTGTCCCGAACCGACCGTACCAAAAAAGATACACGAGACGGAGGTTCTGACGTATGACCGGGGACATCCTCGACCGGCTCAGGTCATGGGTCTACACGCCGTCGCTCTACGCCACCGCCGAGGCTGCCGCCGAGGAGATCGAGAAACTACGCTCCGACCTCGTCATCACCCGGAACAAGTTGCGGTACGAGATCGCCCGGGCGGAACTCATCGAGTCAGAGTCCGAGGCCCTGCGGGAGAAGAGCCGCATCGCCTCTGAGCGGATCGCCCAACTGGAGGCGAAGTGCTCGGTCATCGCCGGGATTGCGAATCAGTAGCCTCGCACGCCCCGAATCTCATCCACCGCCTGCTGCCGCTGGTCGTAATGCTCCTGCACCTTCTCCTTGGCGGCGGCCTTCATCTCGGGCGTGACGGTGTGGCCCGTGAGCGGCTTCGACCAATCGATGCCGAGCAGGCCCGCCCCGCCTACGCCCCACGTCATCGGCGAGGTCGCCTCTTGCGCACCCTCCCTCGCGATGGCCTTCGGCACCTCATCCGCGAGTGCCGTAAGTATTCTGGGCCAACTCTTCTTACCGAATGACGACCCGAAGGCTTTCGCCCCTGCTCGCAGGCCGCCAGCGAACATGCCTGCTGCCGTGGTCGGATCTGCAACCTCATGGAGGTTGTCGAACGCCCACTGAAGCACAGGCGAGTACCCGCGGCCGACGGACTCCCCGTACGTCTTGACGTCGGGGCTCTTCCCGCCCTGCTCGATCTGCCATCGCGTGTTGTCGATGTGGGCCTGCCGCACCTCCGGGGCAGTCACCCGGCTGGGGACGTTTGGGCTGGCCCGATTGACGTCGTTGCGTGCGCCCTCGATGGCGGCCGATTGCATGAACTGGTCTGGGGCGTTCCAGAGGAAACTCCCGACCGCCCGCGGCATGGCGTCGCTGCTCGGCGCCATGGGGTGCAACTCATCCTTGGGAACCCGGGCGGCGTTGGCACTGGCCTCGGGCCACTTGAAGAATGCGTTGAGCGCCTGCCCGATCGCCCCGTCAGAGTTCCGCTCGTAGGCGTTCCCGAGTCGTCCCTGCTCGCTGAAGGTGCTGTGCTGCACATACGGCGAGCCACCGAAGAACGTCGAGTGCCGAGTCGGCATCTGGGAGGCGGTATGCCAGTCGTGTCCGGCGTTGGCGAGCCGGTACTCGTCGATGAATCGCTGCTTCTCTTCGTCGGGATCCCCGGCTGCGTCGAGCACGGCCGGTGCGGCGGGCTCGTCCCAATAGTTCGCTCCGCCGACCAAGTCCCTCGCGTCCTTGACCGGCCGACGACCGATCGCCGCATTGAGCAGGTTGGAGTCCCGCAGAGCCTCGTACACCTTTTGGTCGCCGGGGCCTAGCAGGTAATCGGGGAAGAAGGAGTTCCCCTTGAGGGCCTTTCGTTCCTCGGGGGTGATCCCGGGAGAGTGCCCCTGTGCCGACTTCACGTTGGCGGCATCGAGCATCTCGATGAGCACGTCCCGGTGTGGGCTCTCGACCTCACCGAGGATCACCGCCGCCACTTCGTCGGGATTCACGTTCGGCAGCAGCCGGGCGGCCATGCCTCGAATCCCCTCGCGGACGTGCGCATGCCCGTCGTTGACGAACTGCTCCCGGCCCGCTTCAGTCCAACTCGTGTCCCATGCCATGTCGTTCTTATGGCCTGCTGGCCCATAAGCAATGCGACTCCTAATCGAGCAAGGAGGTTGAGCATGCGACGCACCGTATTGGTGCTGGCCGCTTTCGCACTCTGCGGAACAGCGGCGGCAGAGAACCGGCTGATCCGCACAGAGTGCCACGGCGGCGTGTGCCGTCGTGTCACGGTGGGCTCCGCGTGGGAATACAAGGTCGTTGACCTGACCAACGCAATCCGCAGGCGACATGGACTCCAGCCTCTCCGCGTCACCGAGAAGGCGATGAAGTTCGCCCGTGGGTGGAGCGGCACGCAGGCACGCACCGGCAGGATGTTTCATTCGCATGCGGCTGGGTGGGCAGAGAATGTGATCGTGGGTTACGGCTCGCCGGAGGCGCAGGTTGAGGCTTGGTATCACAGCCCCGGGCACCGAAGAAACATGCTCAATCCCAGCCACACCGAGATCGGCGTCGGCGTGGTGATGAGCGGCAGGACGCCTTACGGCACGCAGGTGTTCCGATGAACTACCTCGTCGATGAGTGCTTTCGAGCCGAGGTGGAGAAGCACAACTGGTGCGCCGGGCAGAGCGGGTACGTCATGGCTACGGGCGGCCCGCTACGCAACCAGCGCCTTCACCGCCACGTTTGGAGGCTCTCCGGGCGGCCGATGCCGGAGAGTCCGCTCACCATCGACCACATCAACCGCGACCCGGCGGACAACCGGCTTGAGAACCTTCGCGTCGCGACCGCCCGCCTCCAGAAGTTGAACCGCAGAGGGTGGAGGGCAGCGCGAGCCAACCACTCGCTCCCGAGGGGCGTCAACCAGAATCCGCGGTCGTCTGCTCGCCCGTACTTCTCGCAGATCGTGGATGAGGCGGGTGTGCGGCAGTACCTCGGCTCGTTCGCCACGCCCGAAGAAGCATCCGCCGCCTACGAGGCCGAACTGGCCCGACAGATCGAGATCGAAGAAACCCGAGTGAAGGAGTTGCTGGCATGTCCGACGAAGAACTGATCGACGACCTCCCCGAGACCGACGCCCCCGAGAACGACACGCCCGAAGCGGAGCCGGTCGAGGCCCCGGAGCCGGAGCCCCAGCCTGAACCAGCCCCGAGCCCGGAGCAGTCCATCTGGTCGGCCTTCCGCTCACTGCCCGACTTTCAGGGAGTGCAGGACGACCGGGCCATCGCCCAGCGGCTCTATCAGGCGCTGGAGCGTGAGAAGCAGGCGAGCCATGCCCTCGCCCAGTACACCGCAGCGATGCCTGTGGTGAACCAGTACCTCCAACACAGGCCGGAGTACGAGAAGTGGCTCGCCTCCCAACGTGCCCCCGCTGCCACGCAGCCAGCACCGCAGCAGGCTCCCCCGCAAGAGAAGCCGTGGTGGTCGCCGCCGGAACTCCGCGACGCCTACAAGCGGTACATCGTCAAGGACGAGAACGGCCGGGACGCGATTCACCCCGACGCTCCGCTCGATGCGAAGCACGCGATCAACGAGTACTTCGCCTACCGCGCCGACTTCGCGGACAAGTTCCTCTCCAACCCGGAAGAGGCCCTTGCCCCCATGGTTACGAGGCTTGCCCAACAGCAGGCCCAGCAACTGATGGAGCAGCGTTTCGAGCAGATCGGCAAGGAGCAATACGTCTCCACGCTCGAAGAAAAAAACCGCGACTGGCTGTACGACGAAAACGGAAATGTCTCACCCGAGGGCGACGCGGCCAGAAACTATATCGAGCAGGCAAAGGCCATCGGAATCGCTTCACCGCAAGCCCGATGGGACTTCGCCTTGCAGATGGTTGAACGTGACCTTCTGCGTAACGCTCAGAGCGTTCAGGCGAGTCAGGCACAGCAGCAGGTTTTCCAGCAGCAGATTGCGGCCCTCCCGCAGCCCCCCGCTCCACAGCCGGTGGCACCGCCGAGGCAGTCGCAGGCTGAAGCGAACATGGACTACCTGCGCCGTGCCGCGTCTCGGACGGCCAACAGGGCCGGGGTGACAACGAACAGTCCCGAGGTCGGACGCCGAGGGATGAGTTTTGAAGAACGACTCAAGAGCACACTGGCTGAAGACGGGCTGATGTAGCCCCCAACACGGAGACACGCGAATGGCGTCGGCGACTGACTGGGCACGCGCGATTGGTACGACGATCACCAACTACCTCCGCGAGGAGGAGATCGCCGTACTTCGGAAGTTCCGAGTCTTCGCCGCCCTCGAAGGCAGCGGCAACGTCCTGACCAACCAGTCGGGCCGCGGCTTCTCGTGGGAGGTGCGGTTCCGCAACCAGCCCGTCAGTGGCAACAACGGCGAGACGCCTCGCACGTTCGCTCGCCAGAACCTGTGGAAGACGGCCAAACTCGACTACCGGGGCTATCAGGTCACGGATGCGATCTACCGGCGCGAGATGCTGGAGAATCGCGGCCAGCAGGCGCTCATCAACGTCGCCGGGAAGATGGCCTCGCGTCTTCAGGAGTCGATGGAGCAGCACCTCGCGCGTGAAATCTACGTCAACGGCGATGCCCCGGGTAACGAACTGAGATTCCAAGGGTTGGACTCCATGTTCAACTACGAGGGCACGGTGAACGTGGACACCGGCAAGCAGGAGAAGGTGGCTCGTGCCGAAGACCCGTTCTGCTGGGCGAAGGACTCGTACGCCGGTCTCTCGACCGAACTCGGCGCCGAGGCTGGCTCGCAGTTGGAGACGGGCTCATGGCCCAACGTCGCGTGCGACCCCGAGTACGACTACTACTCGCCGATCCTCGTGAACTACACCTCGTCCTTCTTCAAGGGCGAGACCCCGACGTGGAAGGATCAGTGCGTCGAGGCTGTTCGCGAAGGCATCCATCAGGCAAAGCGCAACGACACGAAGCAGTCGGCCATCGACCTCGTGATGCTCGATCGGCGCATGTTTATCGACTACATGAACCGGCTCGACTCGAAGGAGCGGACGATCGTCACCAAGACGAACGGCCTCAAGTCGTACGGCTTCTCGGACGTGTTCGAGCAGGACGGCGTCGAGATTTCGACTGAGTACGCCGTTCCGACGGGCTGCGGCTACGGTCTCTCGATCGCCAACGCTTACCTCCACTGCATGGAGGGACAGTTGATCACGGCCGAGGGGCCTTACTACTCAGAGACGAATCAGTCCTACCGCTATGTGGCGAGCGTCCTCGCCAACCTTCGCTTCGTCAGCCCACGCAACTTCTTCAAGTTGGTGGACGCCAAGGGCACCTGATCCACCCCACACCATCTCAGCAGGAGAGATTCGACGATGAGTTACGTTCTCGATCCCGGTTTCGGTCGCGGTCAGGTGCTCGGTGCTCTGTGGGTGCATCCCATCGAGAAGACCGACCCCCTCACCGGCCAGTCGCAGACCAACACGAAGAAGCAGTTCACGGACGTCCACGCCAAGACCGGCGCGGTGCTGTCGAACGAGATCGTGACCTGCGTGGCCCTGAAGAACACGACCGGCGCGGAACTGGCCCCCGGCACCGAGACCACGCTCCGTGGCTACAAGGGCGTCGTGGACGAGTACCTCGCCAAGCCCGTCGCCAAGGATGAGGTCTTCTGGCTGGTCGTTGACGGCCCGACCCAGAAGCCGCTGAACACGCGGGTCTCGTACCTCGTGTCCGGCACCTCGACGCCGCGTCTGTTCGTCAACGCCGATGGTGACGAGGTGGCCGAGGACGCGGAGAACATGCCCGCCGTCCGCGTGACCACGGAAGACGACACCACGACGACCACGACCCCCACCATCCCGTGAGGTTTTCGATGCGCTGGATTCTCGCTGCTCTGCTGCTCTCGTTCGCTCCGATGGCGTATGCCGGTGACACCACCGACGCCGCCGATCGGCCGGAACTGGGGCACCAGATCAAGGAAGCGAAGCAGGAGATGCGAGCCAAGAAGCGCTCGGCTCGTGCCCGGTTCTACGCCAAGAAGTTCGAGGACAAGGCCAAGGCCCTTCGGGGCGAGTCGAAGTAACCACGCCAGTCGGCAACCCCGGCAGGCGCGAAGGGGCGGCGGGATGGCAGGAGGCCGCCCCGCCGCTCATTTCATTGAGGCACCCATGTTCCACACCGACCCCCGCGGCACCGGCCCAGTCGAGAGCCTGCAACAGGCAGCGGGCCGCAAGGTCTCCGCGTCGGGCAGCACGTCGTACGACTACACCGGAGCCGACATCGCCCAGAAGCGCGCCGACGAACTCTCCAGTGTCGCCGCGGCGAAGCAGGCGGCTCTCTATAGCGGCGACATCCAAGGCGCCCTGTCCACCGGCCGACGAATCGCCGACCTGAAGGAGTACCTCGACGCCTACCACTCCGGCTCGCCCTACAGCGGCGTGTTCGGGAGTGTCGTCCCGGGCGTTCGGGTCGCCAGTTCGTCGGGCTCGTCCAGCGTGGACAACGACCTGCGGGAGTCAGCGTCGTACCACAATCCGTTGCACAACCAACCAAGCAGGAGCGCGTAGCAATGAGTTACCTCGACGACGAACGGATCGACTGGTCGCTGCGGGAGCGTGAGCGTGCCATGCAGCAGCAGGCGTTCGAGGCCCAGCAGCACGCCGCCCGCATGGCCGGGCCGATGGGCTCCTACGACGGCTACGCCGGTGCTCTTGCCAACTCCATGGCCTACGGCAGCGCCGCAGCCAACGCTCAGGCGTACGCCAGCCGGGCGGCCTTCGACTCCGGGCAGGCGTCCGGCGACTCGGATTACGCTGCTCGGGCGCAGGCTGCACAGCGAGAATCCAACCTGATGAAGCACGAGGCTGCTCGCCGCCAGTACGACTCCGAGACGGGGCGATACGACGCGGAGACCCGCCGCGAAGAGACGGGCAACAAACTCAAGGCCCACATGGGCACTGTCGGGGCGATGAACAACATGGCCTCTCAGTTCGGGCAGGCTGGCATGTCTGGCAGTGGCCCGGTCGGCACCACTGCCCCGGGCATTAGCCTGTACGGTGCGGGTGGTCAGCGAATCGGCGGCTCCGGCGTGGCAAAGAGCCCGCTCGCGAGCCTCATCGGGTAAGTCCGGTAGTTGCCGGACGCTCGGGGCCGATCCGGTGGGGACGCCTGCCGGGTCGGTTTCTTCTGGAGGGAAGCGATGAATCCGGGTGAGAAGTGCTGCCGGGAGTGCGGCGAGGTGCGCGAAGACACCGCGCTCAACTTCCCGCGGTTCAGGAAAGAGCACGTCCTGTGCCTCTCGTGCGTGGTCGCCCACAAGCGGCGGCGTCGGGAGCAGGAGGCGGAACTGCGTTCGCGGAAGATGGCCGCGATCGAGTCCGAGGCCATCGACACGATGCTCAAGGGGGTGAAGACCGGCGGGGCCAGCGTGCCTCACTCGGCCGAACTCCTTGAGCAGACGATGGAGTACTTCGGTGGGGTGAACGGCTTCTCCGCCATGATCCTCAAGCAGTTCTTCGACTCGAAGCCCGGGTCGCCCAACAGGACGAAACTGCTGGAGATGGTGACCCGGCTCGTCACGACCAACGCCGATCAGGGCGGATCGAAGAAGCCGCTCGTCATGTGGTCGGAGGACGAGTTACAGGAAGAGTTGGACGCCCGCATTCTGGAGTGCGCCACACAAATCGCGCCAAAAATCGTAGACGCGAGACACGTCGAGACGATCTCGCCACATGGCGCTATGCTCGAAGTCGAGGAGGGCGGCAAATGATAATCCCCGGCAGGACGACGTGGCGAGGTTCCAGTGTTCCATCGGCAGTGGTGGACGACGAGCACGCCCACCTCCTAGAAGGAAGGTCGATTTGGGGCAAGTCGGGATACCCGGCCGTGTCGATAGGCCGCCGCGGGGTGCGACTCCATCGATATTTGTGGGAGCAGGTGCACGGCACTTGCCCGCCGCTCCTCGACCACATCAACGGCGACAAGTGGGACAACCGCATGAGCAACCTGCGGCCCGCCACCAAGTCCCTGAACGGACTGAACCGTCGCGTGCGGAAAGGAGGCGACCTGCCTGCCGGAGTCCACTACGACCCCCGCGGCGTCGCCAAGCCGTACTACTCTCTGCTGACACACGCGGGTCGCAGGAAGCGCCTCGGCTACTTCGCGACCCCTGACGAGGCCTCGGCCGCGTACGAGAAGGCCCGCGGCGAGGCTATGGCAAAGGAGGCAAGTCGTGCCCCCGAAACCACTACCTAAGCCACACGTCCCACGGACGAGCAAGTTTGCTCAAGACCGCCTGCGGGAGTTGCAGGCTGAAGTCAATGAGCGCCGGATTGAGGCGCTCCGCCTGTACAAGCCTTCCGAGTACCAAGCGCCCATTCACGAATGCACCGCCAGTGAAGTGCTCGTGATCGGTGGCAACCGCTCGGGGAAATCCCTTTGCACGTTCATCGAGGACGCTCGCGCCGTTACGGGGCAAGACCCGTTCAAGAAGTATCCCGAGCGGGATGGCGTGCTGGTGATCATCGGCCGGAACTGGAGTCACATCGGACTCGTGTGCGTGCCGTACCTCCTGCGTGCCGGGGCGTTCAAGATCATCCGAGACGCCGCGACAGGGAAGTGGCGAGCGTTCGATCCAGCCATTGACTCGGATCGATCCAAAGAGGCGAAGCCCGCACCGCCGCTCATTCCGCCGCGGATGATCAAGAGCATCTCGTGGGTACTCAAGTCCGCCAACTACTGCTCCAGCGTGGAACTGCACAACGGCTGGCGCATCTACTTCTTCTCTGCCGAGAGCGAACCGGCGCAGGGCTATTCTGCCGATCGCATCCACCTAGACGAGGACGTTGGGAACGACAACATCCTTGCGGAAGCGCAAGCCCGACTTGCTGACCGCAAGGGGCGCCTGTGCTGGTCGGCCATGCCGCACTCCCGGTCGGAATCGTTGCTCGGTCTCTCTGAGCGAGCAGACCGCGTTGCCGAGAGTGGCGACCCCAACCCGACCATCAAGAAGTTCACGCTGCGGTTCCTTGATAACTCTTGGATCGACTCCGAGGAGAAGTCCAAGATGATCGCCCGGTGGGCGGCGCAGGGTGAGGACGTCCTGCGGATGCGTGCCGAAGGCGAGTTCCTGACGGACTCCGTGCTCGTCTACCCGACCTTCTCCATGGCGGTTCACGGGCTGGAGCGGAGCGAACTCCCGAACGGAGCCACCATCCCCAGCGACTGGACTCGCTACGCGGCCATCGACCCGGGGCACGCCGTCACCGCCGTGCTGTTCGCGGCAGTGCCGCCCGACAACTCGATGGTCGTGCTCTACGACGAACTCTACATACGGCAGTGCTCTGCCCTGCTCTTTGGGGAGAAGTTTGCCGAGGCCGCCCGCGGCCAGACGTTCCATCGGTTCATCATCGACCTCCACGGTGGCCGGATCACTGACATCGGCTCTGGTCGATCCGTGGTTGAGCAGTACATGGAGCAGTTGCGCATCCATGGCGTTCGATCCCTGACCACCGGGGCTGGGTTTCTGGCGGGGTGCGATGACGTGGCTGCCCGCACGTCCGCAGTCCGATCCGCACTGTTCATTCGCCCAGACGGCAAGTCACGCCTCCGGGTGCTCCGCGGTGCGTGCCCGAACCTCGAACGCGAACTCAAGCGGTACAGGAAGAAGACGCACTTCGTGAACGGCCTGTCTGTGGTGAGCGACGAGCCGAACACCCGGGGCGACGTGCATGCATGCCAGTGCATGGAGTACATCGTCGCGTCAGAGCCGAAGTTTGTTGCGGTCAAGAAATCGGATTTGACGGACTCCACACCTCAGTGGATCGTCGATTACCTCGCGCGCAAGACGAAGAACCGGCCAGCGTCGTGCGTCTATCTCGGGCCGGAATCGGACATGACGTCCAAGGACATGGAGGACTTCAGTGAGCAACTCGCAGAATGGGTCTGACTTCCCCTCGCAGACGGTCGCCATGGGTGACATGGTGCTGTTCTACGACAACCCCCTCAACCTGAAAGACCCGGCGATCGGCTGGGTGTCTCGCCGACCGGGCGTGAACACGGTCAGCATCCTGATCTTCAGCCCCGACATGGGGTTCGTGGAGCGGCCGAGCGTTCGGCACGCGGACGACCCCGGGCTGGTGGACAACGCCGCATGGCGGCAGTGGGGCGCGTGGCAATTTCATCCTGCCACCGAGACCCTGAAGCGGCTGGACTCCCTCCTGCCGCAGGTCGTGGCACTTCTGGCCCGGCAGGGCAGCAAGAAGGGCTCAGACAGCCATAAGGATGGCGAGGGCTAAACATGGCGGACGAGATGGGCGGCATCCCCGAGACGATCGACACATCAGGCAAGCAGCCTGACGTCGATCCCAACTCCCCACTGCGGCCCATCGCTGCGACGTGGCTCAAGAAGATCAGCGCAGCGAAGCGGGCCAAGTCCGCCTTCGACGCCGACGCCAAGGAGGCGATGTACTTCTTTGACGGAGGCGCTCGCTGGTTCTTCGAGAGCACGCAGCGTGGGCAGTCGCTCGCGTCACGTCCGACGCCCGCGCCCGCCTTTCGGATCGTCGTCAACCGCGTCTGGGAGGCGGTGAAGATTCTGGGTGGCGTGATCTACAACCGCAACCCGGTTCGCACCGTCTCCCCGCGGAAGTACCCCGTCGTTCCGCCGGAGATGGTGGGCGTCAACCCGGAGGCGTATCAGGTTGACCCGATGACGGGCCAGCCGATGCCCGACCCGGGCGTGCAGATGTTCATCGAGGCCAGCCACGCCGTAGCGTTGGCCGACCAGCGGAAGCAGATGCAGGCGGAACTCCTCGGTGCCTACCTCAACTGGACGCCGTCCGAGAACAACTTGATCTCGCACGGCCGTCAGGTGGTGGACGAGGGGATCATTAAGGGTGGCGGCATCCTGTGGACGGAAGCCGTCGAGCAACCGAACGTCCCGCCCGCCGAGCCCACGCTCGTGGTGGGATCGTTCTACGACTCGATCGACAACCTCCTGCTTGACCCGGACGCTCAGGTGATCGAGGAGATCACTTGGTGTGCCAAGCGGTGTGTGCTGCCGATCGATCAGGTTGCCCGCATGTACGGCCTCACCCGCGACGACCTCAAGCCGAACTTGGAGTCCTACGACTCTTCGACGCGGCACGTCGATGATCGTTACGGCGACGGGCGACCGGGCGGCAAGAAGCGCACCGGCAAGACGAACGACCTCGTCACCTTCTACAAGATTTGGTCGAAGTGCGGATTCGGCGACCGGCTGAAGGACACGAAGAAGGAAGACCGCGGTCTCTTCGACCCGATCGGCGACAACTGCTACATCGTGGTGGCCGAGGGAGTGGACTTCCCGCTGAACGTCCCGCCGTCCGCGATGAAGGAGGGCCTCGACGAAGACGGTCTGCCGCAGTCGCTCCGCGTCCGCGCCGCGTGGCCCATCCCCCTCTGGGCAGACAACGGTGCGTGGCCCTTTGAAATGTGGGCTCCCCACCGCAAGCCCAACTCCCTCTGGCCCGTCTCGCACATCAAGCCCGGGATCGGGGAACTTCGATTCTTGAACTGGGGGATGAGTTTCCTGATGACTCGCATCGCCACGTCGTGCGAGACGATGATCGGCGTCAGCAAGGCGGCAGATCAAGACATCAAAGAACAACTGCTCGCCCCGTCCGAGAACGGCTTCAAGATCATCGAGATCAGCGAGTCGCTCGGCCGGTCGGTGCAAGACATCGTCTCCGTGTTCCAGCACCCGGGCGTCACGAAAGACCTCTGGGAGATTTTGGCCGCCGTCGGTGAGCAGTTCGACAAGCGTGTCGGCCTCACCGAGTTGGTGTACGGGCAAACGCGAAACCAGATGCGCAGTGCCAGTGAGGCGCAGGTCAAGTCGGACAACATGTCGATCCGCCCGGACGACATGGCTGCCACGTTCGAGACGTTCCTTTCGCGTGTCGCACGCAAGGAAGCGATGGCTGCCCGCTGGCTGCTCCAGCCGAAGGACGTCGCCCCGGTGCTTGGGCCTCTTGGTGCTCAGGCGTGGAAACTCCACCTGACTCCGCAGGAAGGTGCTGACTTCTCGTCGCTCACCCGCGAGTTCGAGTACACGATCGAGAGCGGCTCGGCACGCAAGCAGAACAAGTCGGCTCAGATCGACTCCGCTCAGATGGCCCTCCAGACACTCGGCCCGGTACTCCAGCAGTTGATCCCTGCTGGCGTGGTCGATCCGTTCAACGCCCTTATCGCGTTCTGGGCCAAGGCAAACGACCTCGACGTTGGCCCGTTTCTCGTACCGCCCCCGCCGCCGCCGCCGCCAATGCCCGCCCCTCCTCCCCCGGGTGGCGATGCTGGCGCGGCGGGGGCACCTCCTCCCGAGGGAACTCCCGATGGTCAGCCTCCCGCCTGACATTGCCGCCGCCTCACACGAGGCGCAAGAGCACTACAAGAAGGTTCTCGCGATGGGCTACGGCGAGCGGTGGGCCATCATGGTGGCTCTCCAGTCCGCCCCTGCTGTCCACGGGACAGACGACGCATTCACCCGCGGCCGGAAGAACGGTGAGTGGCTGGACGCCATGCCCAAGAAGCAGGCTCAGTGGATGCTCCGTGAAGCCAAGAAGGCCGGGATCGTCACGGAGGGGAAGTACTACCACGGCGGCATCGCCGACGCCCGAGGTCACTTGGATCCGCAGGCGTGGATTTCCGGCAAGGACGACCTGCTCCGGGTGGCGAAGAAGCGCAAACTCATCGTCCGCGGGCAGGTGAACTACGACCCGGGCGAGGTCGAGCCGCCGCAGCGACGCAACTCCCTAAACCCGCGCCTCGTGCGGGAGATGGCTAAGAAGGAAATGCGTGCCGAGCCGGGGCTGACGATGAAGGCCGCGAAGCAGCGGGTGGTCGAGCGCCACACCCCGCATTTCTGGAAAAAGTGAGCCCTGACGCGACTGCCCCGAACCGAGCCATAAGCAGGGTGCGAAGGCACAGCAGGAGGCTCACATGGCGGTCGGCAAGGTATCTCGTGGTGGCGGCTCCTACCCGGTCGAACTGGTGGCCGACGGCTCCGGCACGGTCGTGCAGTTCTCTGCCGTCTCTGGTGCCATCCTGCTCGTCGAGGAAGGCAGCGGCACGCTCGAACTCTGCGTGGTCGCGAAGCCCGGTGACACGCCAGCCCCGCTGATCAACCAAGAGTCCCAGCCCTGCACGCTCTCCGTGTCGGACGGCTCGGCGTACGAGTTTCCGCACGCCTGCTATGCAGCGACCTACCTTGTGCTCCGTGGCGTGGACGGCAAGGGCACCATCTTCGTGAAGGGGTAGCCCGTGGCTGACCAGTTCCTTTCGCCGTGCCAAGGCAGGAACAAGGGCGGGTACGTCCCACCGCCGCCACCGACAATCACCACCTACCGCATCCTTGCCGAGACCGGCGACATCATCAACACCGAGCGGGGCGACAAACTCCGCACTGAACAGGCCCAGTAATCGTGGCTGACGTAAAGATCACAGCACTGCCTCCGGGCACCGCCACCGCGACCAGCCTCGTGCCGGTCGTGAACGGCGGCACCACACAGCGGGTGACCGTCCAGAGCATCGTCGATCTTGCTACGGCCAACGTGCCGCCCGGCACGGTGGACACCACAGGAAACGCTGTTGGCGTCACGCAAGACCCGGCCCTGCCGCTCGACAAGGCGGTCGGAGAGTTGCTGGATCGCGGAGTCTTCAACAACTACGGCGCCACGCTGACCGTGCTGACGGTTCAGTCCCCCTTGTGGGCGCCCGGCAACGTCGGCGGTGACGGAACTATCCTCGCCAACGGTGCGGCGTTCGGCGAGTTGTACTACGGCTCGCTCATCAGCCGAGACGCGACCGGCCGGGCTACCGTGACTGGCGGCTACCAGTTGCCCGTCCCAACCGAGCAGGGCTACCTCCGGGCCGACCAAGACCCTTCGAGTGGCTGGTACTTTGCCGAGCCGGTGATCCTCTCGGACGTTGAGCCGCCGACTCCTCCGGGTGATCCGCAACTCCCGACCATCTGGGCCAAGCCCGTCGATGCGGCCAATGTTACGGCCAGCAAGGGGCTGACGCTCGCCCAAGTGCAGGCGGAGATCGACGCAAAACTCGCTGATCTCCCTACCGGCGGCGCGGTAGACAATGCGGCCACACTTGCGGCCATTCGCACGGCTCTCAACGGTGGCGTGGAGCCGCCGCCGGACATCACGACTTGGACGCCCTGTCCTCTCGGCGGTGTGTTTCCCGGCCCGCAGTCCTCGACCGTAGAGGCCATTCAGTTGAACGGCGTCATCTACTTCAGAGGCTCGTTCGTCATGCCCACCTTGCAGCCGACACAGGCTTCGCAGGGCGGGTTTGCCTACCTCCTGCTCCCTCCCGGCTTCGCCAGACCCTCCGTTGACACACGGACGATCATCACCGGGCGAACCTCGCCGTCCGCGACCGCTCCGACTATCGGCTGGGCCGCCGTCCGCGCATCGGCTGCCGGTTTCATCAGCGTCCTGTGTCCCGGCTGTGACACGGTGTACTTCGACAATGCGTCTGTGAGGGTCGTCTGATGGCCGACGCAGTTGAACTCCGTGTCTGGAACGGCACCGCATGGGCTCCCCTCGCGGGAGTTGGCGGCAGCGCATCGGAGCCACAGGTCTTTGTCTCCGACGTTGAGCCGCCTCCGCCCGGCGTGGACGCGATCTGGATTGACCCCACCGGGACTTCAACCGGAGCGGGCACGGGTGAGTTCACGACCGACAGCCCGATCACCTTCGCGGACGACCCGATCCTCGAACAAGAAGATGGCACGCCCATTGGCCTTTCGGCCGACGGCCTGACCTTCCACCAGCCGCTCATCACTGGGGCCATCCCTGTGGTGATCGGTGGCAAGAAGTACCTCATTCCAGTCTGTGACACCTGATGCCAGCACCTGATCGCCAGCCACCGACGCGGACTGACTCCACCTCCTCGTGGGCATACACCAAGGGGCTGGTCGGGTACTACACAGACGCGGAGATCGACACGCTGCTTGCAGCCCTGCCGACTGGCGGCGGGCTTCAGACGGTCGATCTCTCGGCCTACGCCACGACCGAGTACGTCGATACCGCCATTGCGGACGCCATCGACCTGTTCCCGTCGCAGCCGATAACCGGCCATGCGGGCACAACCCCGCAGCCGACTGCCGCCACGCCTCAAGGTCTCGAAGACGCCTTCAAGGACTACGCGGACGGCCTGCACTACTTCGACGGCTCCGGTGCCCTCGTCGCAATCCAGCGGCAGCAGTACCAGACCACCATCGTGATCAACGGCTCCGTGCGTTCGGTCACGAAGATCGTCAAGTCAGAGGCTGGCCTGCCGACTCCGCAGAACCCCTCGACGCTGACGCAGAACGACGG